TGCATAAGTTCCTCCGCATACAGGCTGGGGAAGAGGTTCGTCATAATCAAGGGACTTTGGACTTGGAGTTCGCGGCATGAAGTGGAAGTACGGACACGTAATGGATCACCACCCGATTACCGTGGGGGCAATAGTTCGCGGCAATTATTCTGAGCGTGAATACCGTGTGGAGTATTCCGGTGAACCTGGGGATGGCGGATGGTGGATACAGGGTAGAGACGTTGAATGTTCGTTGAGCACGGGGTGGTTCAATGACTTGGGTAAGCGTGTAGGTGACGAGATAGCGATTAATGACGAGCGGCGTGAGGACGACGTATTGTTGGTGGTCTCCGAGAAGAGTCCGAAGCGTTTTGGGCAGACTTCGTTTTCTTTCATGGATGAGTGAGTTGAAGGACATGCCCATTTGGGAGGTACTGGCATCCCGCGAGGGGAAGACGGTACGCATCGCTATGACCCCTGCTGAGAGCGAGGAAGAGGCATTGAAGACCATCTCAGGCGTGCCTTGGGGTGACGAGGTGAATGCGGAGTCAATTACGGTACGGAAGTTGGATGAGTGAGCACACGATACAGGAGAGTCGCCCCACTGACTACGACCCTTGGAGTGACGGCAAGGGGTTCACGGGGAAAGATTGGAAGAAGCTGGATTTGGCGATCAACCGCTTTTGGGGGAACAAGCAATTGGCATACAAGAACGGCAAGAAGATCCGCACGAACATAGAGCGGAAGAAGCCCGGTAAGACATTATTTGACATGGTATGGACACCGAAAAAGCAGAAGTGAAGCAGCGAGATTTCTTGGCAGATTTGCGTAACAGTTACTCTAGCGTGCTCATAGCTGCTGAGTATTGGCGCAAGCGGAAGTACCGTGTGACTTTGCAACCCAACGAGGAATGCCCACCGGACGGTGATTGGAAGGACTACGTGGATGACTGCGACTTGACTCTCAGTATCCCCATAGAGGTGAAGCAGAGCAGCAAGGCATGGTGTGGGGAGTTTGATTATCCATTTGCCCAAGTTCGGGTGATGGCAAAGCACGCATGGGACTCCAAAGACCCGAAGCCTCATTTGGTGATGATTATGGATGCGGAAGCTCAAGCGGCGGTAATCGTGCCGGGTAGCAGTTTTCCGACATGGATAGAGCGCCACCAGACGGACTCGCGGGATGGTCGTAGTCAATGGGTATATGATTGTAGTAAGCGCAAGTGTGAGTGGGTGACTTTATGAATCTAAAGCGCAGAGGTAGCCAGTATGAGGCTGCATTCGTGACTCAAGCGTTGAAGCGTGGGTTGGACATCCTAGAGCCGTATGGGGACTACATGCCCTACGACGTGATGGTGCAGAATGCTGACGGACGTATACAACGTGTACAGGTGAAGGGTACTAGCAGTCAGATCAAGAACAAGCCCGGATACAAGGTGATAGCGGCGCATGGGAATGCCACGAAAACGCCTATCAACCCTGACGAGGTGGACGTATTGGCGGCATACGTGGAACCGGAGGACACTTGGTACGTGATTCCCGTAGCGAAGCTGACCGGCAACGTCAGCGTATATTTGAATCCAAACACGAAACTAAACGGGAGGTATGAGGTATGGAAAGAGGCATGGAACGTATTCCAAAACGGCGGGACACCGGGGTGAAGAAGAAGCGTACGCTATCCCGTGCGGAGGAACGCAAAGCGGTAAAGATCGGCAGGATTTTGCAGAGTTATGGAACGAGACGAGACGAAACGAAAGAGCGGAGAGACGGATGGAACTGCACATGACTTATGAATGACACACCAATAAATAAACAAGCTGCTATATTTTTAAGCAGAAAACGACATAGCGAAACCATTCAAGATGCACTTGACGGTGCTGCGAATCACTTGATGTCCGGAAAGCTCGCATCGCAAGTCGGAGACGTTTTTACGGGAGCGTTTGGCCCTGAACCGGTCTTGACGTTTAGCGTCTCAATACGGCGCGACGTTAAGACCAACGATCAATATGTTTACAAGTCTACTACCAAGGTTCACCACGAAATTGGTGAGGGGGCGCGTTTATTTGGTCTAAGCGATCCGGAATGAAACCCGATGGAACTGCACATGATCGTATTCTGGGTGACTGTCCTCTGGATGGCATGGACGCTAGTCAAGGGGTTGAGACACTGACTGCCCTGGCATTGGCGCATTTGTGGGATGACCCGGTAAACAACAATTTTGACTGCCCTTGGGAATGGAGGAAGAGCTATGGACGAAGATTATGAGTATGAAAAAGAAAAAGTGGTGGATAAGCGGCGTGCTTCCGGATGGATGTTATGCACCTCATGCGGGGTGGAACTCCACGATGATGACGTCGCAGAAGGAACCGGATGTGATTGCCCAGATGGAGCAGAGTAAGTGCATGGCGAGCTTCCATGCGTATGACGTGGATACCATATTGCGTTACGGTTTATCTGCTGAAGTCTTGGAAGAGGTGGATGACTTCCGCCAATGGTTGCGCAGCATAGTGAAGCACGGTGGGCCGAAGGTGAACGGCAAGTCGGTGTACGACCCTGAGACCGCAATGCGAATTTGGGAGGCTTTCAATGAAAAAGTCAGTGGAGCTAATTAACGGATGGAGCGCCTATCACTGGAAAAAGTTCGGGAGGTGTTTACCGACTACGAGTGCGAGGGACTACACATCCGCTGTCAAACGCCTTGGGCCACCTCCATTGAAGTTAAGCCCGGAGACCTTGATTCGGATACGGGAAGCTGGCTCGTTGGAGATGAAGAAGTCCCGGCGGCAACGCTTGAAGCGGCGCTCATAGTGGCGTGTGAAATGGTGAACCGTGGCTAACATAACATACGCAGATGAAGTAGACCCGTACTTCGGCATACCGTGGCCCGAAGGGCAGTTGAAATATCAAAAGGGAAAGTTGGTATGCGCGCTCAGCGACTACGAGGTGGACGAGCTTACGGAGCGAGATCCGCAACAGGCTGAGACGCTTACCAGACTCCTGCTAGACCAACCCAAGGCAGAGAAGGACGATCCCATAGCATGGGGGTGGACTCTGCCATCGTGGCGGCGGGTGATGGAAACTTGGAAGGATACGAAGATTCACGTGATACTTGGTGGAAATCGCAGTAGCAAAACCATTTTTCAAACCCGCATGTTGATGCACTTGGCGATGCAGATACCCGAAGCTGAACTGCGTAGTATGCACGTCAGTGAGGAAAGAAGCATATCGGATGCCCAGAAGCACACGCATCAAGCACTGCCCATGCGTTACAAGCGTGGAAAGAAAAAGAGCGAGAACCACAGTCTGCTCTACTCTCAGAAGAATGGATATAGCGATAACAAGATGATTCTGCCGCCCCTTGACGAAGACGTGGAGCGGGGAAGCACGATTTTTTTCAATAATTATCGCCAGTTCATGGCGGACTCCCAAATCTTTGAGGGCTGGAATGCTCACTGCATAGCTTGTGATGAAGAAGTCAGTGAGGATATTTTCAACACTTTGCTCGCCAGACTGACTGACTTTCATGGCAGACTGATCCTGACCTTCACTACCTTGCAAGGGTGGACACCGTTGATTAACTCGCTCTTGAAGGGGGCTGAAGTAACCAAGAAGCGGTACAGCAGTTTGATCGGTAGGGAACTCCCCGTGGAGCAAATAAGCGCCAACTGGCAAGATTGCCGCATATATAACTGGTGGAGCGAGGACAGCCCCTTCATTGACTCAGACGAGCTAGTCCGTACCTACTCCAAGCAACCGCTGGAAATCAAGCTTGCCAGATTATACGGAATCCCCAGCAAAAGCTTTCATGGGCGCTTCCCAAAATTTAGCAGGGAAGTAAACGTAATACCGCACGACCAAGTGCCGTTCATAAAAGATCCTACGCTGAGATGCACGAGGTACTTTGTATGCGACCCTGGTGGAAGCAAGCCTTGGGTGGCTATATGGGCGGCGGTATTGGACACGGGGCATATTTACATCTACCGCGAGTTCCCTGAGCAAAGCATGGGAGCATGGGCATTGCCCCACGTCAATGGTGCTGGACGCTCCACGGGAAAGCCGGGGCCGGGGCAAAAGCCGTTAGGCTGGGGATATGCGGACTACAGCACTTACTTCAAAGACCAAGAGCAGGGTGAAGACATCTTTGAGCGTATAGTTGACCCACGGATGGGCGCTGCCACGGTGCGTACCAAAGAAGGTACTAGTAGCATCATCAACAGCATGTCCGACTTGGGGTTTGTGTTCCGTGCCGCGCCGGGTGCGGAGATAGAGAGTGGAATAGCCGCCATTAACAACTTGCTCACTTGGGACGAGACAGAGCCGCTGACCGACAAGAACTGTCCGAAGCTGTACATCAGCGATCAATGCGAGAATACCATCAGTAGCTTCCTTGAGTATACCGGAACGGGTGGCAGCACTGAGCATTGGAAAGACCAAATAGAT